CACTAACGTGAGCTCTTACTTCACTAGCACTTGGGCCTGTATATGTAATAACACCAGTAGAACTATTGTATGCTAAAGAACCATCGCCACCTGAATCAGTAACACTAATTGCCGCTCTTGATCTAGCATCTGTATAGTATAAATTAGTTGAACCTTCAGTAACATCATCTGTGTCACCACTTAGTTCACTTAAAGCATCTACTGTATCAACTTGTGCATCAACGTATGTTTTAACTGCTAACTGTGATGGTACTAAAGAATCTGAAGCACTACCAAAAGCAGTATCTGTATCGATTGCCGCTTGTACTCTAGCATCTGCTCTTGCATTTGTAAAGTAAAGATTAGTTGAACCTTCTGTTATTTCATCTGTATTATCTTGTGTTAAAAGTTGTGCATCAACGTATGCCTTAGTAGCCGCATCTTGCGCCACAACTGGATCATCCAAGTTGTTAATATTGTTACTATCCATATCAATATTACCACCTTGTGTGGTAGCACCGCCACCTGCTGTGCTAATTGTTTTTCCTGATGTCATTTGTACATTAGATTTCATTTCAATTACACCAGAACCTGATGTAAGTTCAACACTACCTGCACCAGATGTTACAATACTAATGTTTTGTCCTGCATCTGCACTAATTTGAATAGTACCTGAGTTATCTGAAATTACTTGTTGTCCGTTAACATATAATGATCCTGGTCCAACAAAAACATCTTTCCAAACATTACTTGCTGTACCTAAACTGTAAGTGTTGTTTGCACTTGGAACCAAGTTACCTGAAAGGTTTTCGTAATCTATGGCTATAGTTGCGTCACCACTTGTAGTACCGCCTGTTAAACCAGAACCTGCTACAACAGATGTAATATCACCTGCCGCCGCCGCTTGTACTTCAGTATATTTTGCAAGTCTATAACCACCTGCTGTTGAACCATCATGAACTATGACGGTATTTAAATCTGTATCTATCGTGATCTCACCTGCCAAACCAGTAAAACTACTATGTTGGCTAGTGGTACCTCTTCTTCTTTGAATTGCTGTTGCCATTTTTTATCCCCTAATATAGCAAAAATATTTAATAGTATTTATCATTATTATTTGATTATCCATTGTTCAAGGTCATCACTAATATCAGAAACCTTAATCCAGTTAGAGCCCATAAATTGCCCTTTAAAAACTGGCGTCGTTCCTGCAATTATCACCGGCGACCAACCGTTATTAATTCTATCTGTGTATTCTTCAGACTTATCAAAATCACTTCTATAAATTCTTTTGATCATGTCATTACCTTGACTGTCTGTTTCATAAATTATAGCATTTTCAGGAAAAGCAAAATCTTGGTCTAAATCTTTTACATCATAACTGTGTAAAACACCAGTATCATCTAACCATTCAACAATTTTGTATTTGGTTTTCATATGCTCTTTATCTGCATTAAGATTATATCTGTCTTGTAATCCGTTCCAGCCTGCATTTCCAATAAATGCTGGATTTGAACTTACAACTCCTATAATACTATCTCCTTCATCTGCTATAATTAATTGTCCTTTTTCGTTTAGAGCAACCGTAAAACCATCTCTGTTTTCATTTTTATGATTCCCGTCTGCCCATTCAAATAGTTCTGCATAACCTTTACCATTTGAATAAAAACTCTGTTCACTGTAAACACTTCCTTCAGCATTTACTTTAAAAACATCTATACCAGAGCCTCCGTTATTATCCACATCTGCTTTGGCATTAATAAAATTAAATTTTGATTCTAATCCTGCTTTTGCCTGTAAATTTAAAACAGTTTCATCAAAATATTTACTAGCACTTATAACATTTAATGCAGGCCTATCATTGTTAGTCTGATTAATTGTTACTCTGCTTAATGTTTCATCTTTAGGAGAATTTACTAATAAACTTCCATCTCCTGTTACATTAAGACCCTGCCTGTTCATTCTACTTAGAACTCTAAATGTGAAGGTTTTATCATCGTCACCGTCACCTTCAACAATTACACCTCTTGTACTTCCATCACCACTTGTTGGCATTGGAGCATCACTGGTATAATTAGCTCTAAAATGGGCACTACCTACCCCAAAACTTCTAGGTGCTTTTAATCCAAATCCTATAGCACCACTTTTACTTGCTGTTATTAAAGCCTTATCATTTTCACTTATTACAAGTCCGTCTAAATCGCTTGTAAATAAAAATTCTTTTTCACCAACAAGTTTTAGTTCACTTCTAGATATACTAATATCAGACTTATTTTCTATTTTTTGTACATGCTCAACTTTACGTTGTGCAAATTGTACTTCCTTTTTAATTTCCTCTCTAAGCAAATCCATATCAACCCAAGCATCTGTTTTTACCGGTTCGGGCGACTCTATTTCAATATTAAGAAGTGCTTCCTCTAATTGCTCTTGCACTTGCTTCTTAATAATCTTTTCTATGTCTTGTACTGTTTGCTTCTTTGCTACTACCTTTTTATCTGTCTTTGTAGTAGTCTTTTTTGCTCTTGGCATTGTGTGTCCTTGGTTTTTTATGTACTAATTATTGCCCTATCTTGTATTCTTCTCCAGTTAGTGCCATCATAAAAAGCCATTGTAGCACCTCCTGTTTCATCACTAACAAATATCATATCACCTGTGTTCAAATATGTTAATGAATTTGCCTCTGAAACTGTATAACTATCATGTGGAGTAGGTAATCTATCTTCTGTTGTTATGTCACCATAATCGACTGTTATGTTTGCCGCTGATGTAATAGAACCGTAATCTTCAGATTTACTGAAAGTTCCCATTACATCTAAATTTGTTACTTGAAGTGTGTTGGTTGATTTATCAAATGTAAAATCTGAATCACCTGCTAAGTCGCCACCATCATTAAATTGTACATGAGTGTTACTACCACTTGCAGGTATAGATCCAAAACTAATTGTTCCTGATCCGTCTGTTTTTAAAACTTGGCCGCTTGTGCCGTCTGCTGTTGGCAAATTATATGCATCATTGATTCTAATAGTTGAACCTTGTACTTTAAATACCTCGGCACTATTACTTGCATTGTATATTTTAAATATAGGGTCACTACCACTACTGTTATCTCTAACCCTTAATTGTGTAGCAGTTCCGTTACTATGTGATACATCTAAATATGCACCACCGTGTTTTAAACTTGGATTTGTTCCTAATCTTAAACTACCATTTACAAATAGTTTGTCATTAGAACTAGTTGAGCCGACGGAGACTGTATCGTTACTGCTGTCTACAAATAATGTACCAGAGTCAACGTTCAAGTCCGTTAAAGTACTTCCTACACTTACCCAGGCGTTATTATATACCTGCAAAGTTGAATTAGAACTATCTATGTATATATCACCGTTTGATATATCGCTTGAGGGTAGGGAGCCTGTGGATAATTTTGAACCGGTAGAACTTTTTCCGATTTTAAATTCAGATTGAGTAGTACCCTTAAAATTTCCAAATATTGCCATACTTTATGTCCAGGTCAGTTCATCAAGTTGTATAAGGACACCATGCCTTAATAACTGATGTCTGTGTCTTTATGGCCAATCCATAAATGACGACACAGTCTTCTCCGTCAATACTATTTATCTTTATATGGAATTTATGCTTTTTAAACTATGATTTCAACAACACCAGGCATTGCATCTGTTTTAGTTTCTAATGATCTACCAACTATTTGTAATGGACTTAATGTATGTGCCATAGCACCTACCATAGCAAACCCTGGAGTATCACTAGCAATAAGTACATCGCCTTTGTTTACATTACCAGTTACTTTACAAGGAACTCTTCCACGTAATGCTACTGCTACTACATGTTCGCCTTCACAATCTACATTCATTAAGTGTGCAGGGTCTGTTGATACAACACCTACTACTTTGTAACTTCCTGCTTCATCTGTTACACTTACTTCGTGTTTTCCGCCAATTACTAAAACAGTTCCTGGTTCATAACTTTCGTCTGCTACATAATTCTCAGCCAAGTCAGCATATTGGGCCTTTGTTGCTGTAGCAGTTATAGTTCCTGCGGCAAAGTTACCACTACCATCTCTAGCCACAACTTTGTTTGCTGTATTTGTGGATGTTGCATCGACGCCTACATCATTGGCACCAACTAGTATATAATTACCTGCACCAACGGCTAAACTTCCTGATGTTGTTACACTACCTGTAAGTCCACTACCACCGTTGACTTGTGTTACTGTACCTGTTGTTGTGCTGTAACCTTTACTGATAATTCTGTCATCTATAGCCTTCGCTGTCATTAACTGTGTGTCGCTATCAGCAAATGTTTCTGAGCTGGTTAATAATGATGTCGGTGCTAGTTCACTGACTGTTAAACCAGTTACATTAAGTGTTGTACTAAATGCGCCACTAGATGCACTGGCAGTACCTGTTAAACCTGTACCCGCTGTTATAGAAACACTTTCTATATCACCAGCATCGTTAGTGAAACTGATAACACCAGTTGCACTATTATAACTTAAATCACCACTTACACTAATAGCATTTCTGGCTCTTGCATCTGTATAATATAGATTGGAACCTTCACCAATATGAGATGTTGAATTTGGTATGCTGAACACACCAGTAGCACTATTATAACCTGCAGAACCATTTGTTGCACTAATTGCCGCTCTTACTCTGGCGTCAGTATAATATTTGTTTGTGCCTTCTGCTAAATCATCAGTATCAAATGCTGACATGTCAACACTTATTGTATCAGCCGCAACACTTATGCCTGTGCCTGCACCAATGTCCAGGGTAACAGTACCACTTAATCCGCCTCCTGACAAACCAGAGCCTGCTATAACACCTGTTATGTCAGCACTATTAGTATTTGTGACTGTTATAGTTTTTCCACTATGTGTTACATCTATTCCACTACCACCCAATATGGAAACTAAGTTGCCACTAGAAACACTTTCACTTGAACTTGTATCTGTGTCAAAATTCCAATTACCATAATTGTCTGCAGATGTACTAATTACTCCTGTTCCGCTATTATACGCAATAAGTCCAGTGCCACTAAAATGCGATCTAATATCACTTGCACTTGGGCCTGTATATGTAATAACACCTGTACCTGAATTATATGATAAACTACCATCACCGCCGTTATCAATAACACTAAATGCACCTCTGATTGCACTTATGTCTGCTTCTATTGTTACTGCTGTTGCAGTTTCACTTAAACTTGTATATGTTCCTTCTTCTAAACCTTTAATAGCATGAAAATCGTCTACGCCTATAGTTCTTTTACCTGCGTATAGTTCGTATGTACTTGTTCCTGTTGTACTGCCTACTAGAGAATAAGATAAAGAACTATTGGCTTGTTCTGCTGTACCTAAACTGCTTGTTGGCGTAATTTGTTTTTTACTACCATTAACATATACCCATGCTTCATTGCTGTCTGTAAATATAGCATTTTCGGTTGTTACATCTGTAGTTGGTAACAAAAGTTCACCAGTAAATGTTTTTACACCTGCTAAACTTTGATTACCTGTTGTTCTTATTACTGTACTATCTACTTCAATATCATTTGCATTTGCAGTAATACCATCTCCGCCTATAACATTCAATGTTCTTGTAGATGCTATTGTGCCGCCACCTGTTAAACCTGTACCTGCTGTAATACTTACAGATGTATGGTCTATGTGTTCATTTGCTACAAATCCATCTAAACTGTCATGTTGTATTTCACTTTCTACAGCCTGAAATGCTCCTGTTGAGCTATTATAGTCTACACCGTTACTTGCACTAAAGTCTGAAAATAGTAGCATGTTATTATCGGTGCTACCATCATTACTAAACTGCCATCTGCTAGTTCCTTCGTCCCATTTTAAATATGTATCGTTACCTGTGGAACCTCTTTCATTTTTAATTACTGCATCTTGAGCCGTTACCACATTACTGTTTAAAATTATTTCTGAATTTTGTACCTGTAGATCTACATAGTTAAGTGAGTTTACATTTCCTGTTACTGATAATTCTCCAGTAACTGTAAAGCCAGGTACTGTTGCCCCACTTAAATCTACTGTACCGGTAAATGTTTTTGTTCCTGCAATAGATTGATTACCACTTGTTCTAACTACAGTACTGTCTACTTGTATATCATTTGCATTTGCAGTAATACCATCGCCACCCACAACATTAAATGTTCTACTTGTAGTTATATCGCCACCGCCTGTAAGACCTGTTCCTGCTGTAAGTGTTACGCCACTGTGATTTATATGTTCATTTGCTACAAAGCCATCTAAACTATCATGTTGTATTTCACTTTCAACTGCTTGAAAGGCTCCTGTTGAACTATTGTAGTCAACACCATTACTTGCACTTAATAATCCTTTGATATAGGAATCATCTGTTTGTATATCGTTAGCATTTACAGTTATACCTGTTCCGCCTACAATATCAAAAGTTCTACTTGATGTGATGTCCCCACCACCAGTTAAACCTGCTCCTGCAGTAAGAGTTACACTACTATGAGCAATGTGTTCGTCTGCTACAAAATTTAATAAAGCATCATGATTTATAGCAACATCACTTGCTGTTGTAATTCTACCTTGTGCATCAACAGTAATTTGTGCCGCATCATTGCTTGTACCATAAGTACCTGCAGTTACTCCACTGTTTACTAAATTGACCGGTAAAGTTACTGAGTCTCCAGCATTTATAAAACTTGTACTGCCTGTTGCATTACCGCTTAAATTTAAAGTTACTGCACTACTCAATGCATCTGCATTACTGGCGGTACCTGTTAAATTTCCTGTAAATCCTGAACCACCTATACTTCCGCCACCGTCTATAATAATAGATTGGCCAGATGCTACAAATAAATTTCCTTGTAGTCCGGGTTCTGCGGCAATATTACCGCCATCAGTAAATGTTAATGAACCTAAAGTACCGTTACTGTTTAAATTTAATATGGCCGGAGTATTATCACCATCACTGTTAATAGTGAAAACATTGCCTTGAAGATTTGTAACCTGCTGAGTTGTTTCAATCTGAGTTACATTTCCTTCAATGGTCAGTTGACCTTTGATTACTAGTTCTTCATCTGCATTTATGTAGGTACGTTTTGTTGCCATTTATTAAAATCCCAATATATAGAACTATTTATCATAATTATCTTCAGTCAAAAAAAAGCACACCGTAGTGTGCTTTTTAATGTTTCTAGTTAAACTAGCAACTGGTCGTCTACGAACCTGTAAGTTTTAAGGCTTACTGGAATACAACGTTACTTAAAGTAATCGCATCAACGTAGTCTGCCGCATTACCAAGAGATGAAGCAGTATTTGTAAGTTCTTTATAACCATATCTAGTCATGAAACTTACTACTGGTTCAAATGTGCTTGGGTCCATCACTGGGCCTGTGCTCATTAATGGAATGTATGGGCAATAGAATGCTGGAGCATCAGTTTCGCTTGAACCTTTGTAACCAACTAGTACTTTTGTACCGTCAGCCGCATAGTTGTCTACGAATACTTTGATTGTTCCGTTTAATGTACCAACAAACTTAGTGTTTGTAGGTGCTTCAAAAGAACCTTCTGTTGTTCTAGCAAATGTTGAAGTTGACGCACTTTGTAGGATTGTCAATGCTTCTGGAGATACAACGATATAGTTACCAGCACCACGTCTTGTTCTAGCCGCGATTCTGTTAGCCGCTCTGTTGATCTCTATAGCCAATAATGCATGTCTGTCACCAACGTATGCAGGTGTACCAATTAATGATGAACCTGTAAAGTCTAGTGTAGTACCAGCACCTGCTAGAGTTCTTAGTGAACCGATAATTTCTTGGTCGATTTCAACTACGATCTCTTGAGCTAATGCCTGCATAATTTCTGCTTCAACGTCCACGCCATGCATTGCTTCTGCATCTTGTGCCGCTTCAAATGTCCATCTAGCACTTAAACGTCTTGTTTTTGCTTCAACAGTTTCTTTTAAGATTTGGATTGACATTTTGTTACCTGCTGTTCCTTCAGCCGCCGCTGTAGCGTCTGGAGAACCTGCGTAACTACCTGCAAGTTTAAAAGGACTTAAAGCCTCGTCACCTGCTGTTGCTCCACCACCAGTTTCAGCATATCTGACTCTTAGTGTGTGGATTTGTCCTACTGGACCAGTCATAGGCTGAACGCCTACTAGTTCGTTAGCAATAACTGAAGGCATAACCCTTCTAATTAATGGTAACATAACTTTGTTTAATGTTGCTACTGAACCTGCACCTGTGGCACCTGCTGTTGCGGCCTCTGACAAATGTCTCTTTGTATTTTCGAGGACCACATCTAATGAAGATTTTCTGTTTCCAGATAAGCCTTCAAGCAAAGCGTCTTTAGTTGCGGACCAGTTGCTTTCAAATAATTCTGCCATTTCTAACTCCTGTTATTATTTTGAAAGTCCGGCTAATTTACGGATCATATCAATTTCTACGATATCATTCGCACTTTTGTCATCGGCTTCTGTTATTACAGCCGCCTTATTACCAGTGTGTTCACTAGTAACTGATTCTGACAACGTCTTCTTCACTCTTGGTGTTTCGCCATCTAAAACAGATGGAAGATACTTATTGAATTGCTTCTCTAAGTTCTCTGTCTTAACACTTTCAAGTAAGTCTGACATAATTTCTTTCTTCTCTTTGCCAAGTGGAGCCAAAAGTTCGTTTAATGTTTCTTTACGATTCATTTGATCTTCTGCTACTCTTAACTTAGACTCAGTTAAAGCAACTGCTTCTTCTTTATCAGCAATAATTTGCTGTGCTTCGTTAAGTTTAGTTTCCATCTCAGCGATTGTTTTTTCTACTTTCTTGATTTCTTTTGCTTCATTCAGATAACTTACGTTATATTCATTTGCAAATGCTTCAAAAATTCTTCGACCGAAGTCATTTTCACGTGCCTTAGTAATGTCATCACGGAAAGATTTAACTTCATTAGTAATTACGTTATTGACAACGTTTTCAACTTTGTCTGCCGCTTTCTTAATGAAATCTTGTTTGGCTTCTGCTAATTGCTTCTTGCCTTCTCTTACCATTTTAACTTTTTGCTCCACTAAGCCTTTTTTGTCTTCGTGGAATTCAGACAGTTCACTAGCAAGTTGCTCTGCTACAAAATTATCTAATTTTGCTACATGCTCACTTGTTTTTGTTCTATCTGCTCTAAGTTCTTTAACTTCCTTTGCAACCATTTCAGTTACAAATTTGTCTAAAACTTTGGCATGTTCACTAATGGCTTTCGTGTATTTTACTCGATCGTTTGCAAGGGCTGTTTTTTCCTCTGCAATTTCCGCCACTTCTGCTGTTACTTTTTCTGAGATGAATTTGTCCATTGCTTCAACGATTTGACCTTTGTCATGCTCGTATCTTTGTGCAAACTCTTCTCTAAGTTCCGCAGTAAGTTCTTCTCTTGCTTCAGAAATTTTACCTTCCCATGCTTCTTGAAGAGCAGATTTTACTTCTTCAGTAAGTTCCGCATTTTCAAGTAGGTCTTTAAAATTCACTGCCATCGTAGTCTCCTACTTTATTTTTAATTCATTGATGAAACCAGTGATTGCTTTCATCAAATACTTTTCTGCACTTTTATCGTGTGTTAATGCTCCAGCGGTATCAAATAATGATGCTCCGCCTCGCATGTTAAATAAACTTTCATAGATTGTCTTTGGGTAGGCATCTGGTGCACTTGGTTGTGCCACAATGTCCACTGTTACTATGTCGAAGTCGGAAACTTTACCACTTTCGTTAACGTTTCCTGAACCTCTACTACTTACACCAAGTTTAGCACCTGCTTTTAACAATGCTCTTGCAATGTTACCCATTGGTGTTTCTATGATTTTTAATTTTCCTAATCCGTTTGAATCATCACAATGCATATCTGTTATTATGTGACTTACACGGTCTAGGTTAATTTGTAATTCTTCTGGGTGATCTAACTCTCCCATTACAGTTTCACCACTAGATAAACGAGATTTTACACTTTCTACTGCTTTTCTTATTTCATCTTTGGGATATACTCTACCATTTTGGTTTTTTACATCACCTTGAATGAATAATCCTTGCATGAACAGGTCTTTACCGTCATTAGATTCAGTAATCTGAACCTTAGACTGCTCAGGACTCATGTATTCGTATAGTTTTCTCGCCATCAGTTACTCCTAATTAAAAAGACTTACGCCTTTTTAGGTTCAACGTTTATGTTATCTGTTGGTGTGTTATCTGCTGGTTTGTTGTCGCCCATACTACCTTCGCCGCCATCTTTATTTTCGATGCCTGCTTTTTGACCGTCAACTACAAATGTTTTCTTAGGTGCATTTGTAAGTGAAGATTCTTTGTTGTCTGGGTTTTCGTTTTTAGCAACTTCAGGTGCTTTATCTTGAAGTTTAGTTGCTTCTTCAACAACTTCATCTTCTTCAGCAACTTCTTCATCAAGATCATATTCAACTGACTCTAAATCGAGTTCGTCTTCCATGTCCATTTCTGCGTCCATTTCTGCTTCTTCACCGTCTTCGACTTCTTCGTCGTCTGCTAACAATTTTTCGAATTCTGCTTTAAGTTCGTCAAGCTCGTCTTCTAGGTCGTCAACTTTGTCCTCTAGGTCTCCGTTTTCTTCCTCTTCTTCGCTTTCTTCTTCTTCGCCGACTTCGTCTGCTTCGATTTCTTCTTCATCAGCAAGAATATCATCTTCAAAATCGTTTGATTGATCAATTACTTCATCAACTTCGAACTCTTCTTCGACTGCTTCTTCTGATTCTTCAACAGCCTCTTCTTCAGATTCTTCAGCCTCTTCAACTGCTTCTTCTTCTGATTCTTCTGCTTCTTCAATTTCTTCAACTGCTTCTTCTTCAGAAACGTCTTCATCTAGAACTTTTTCATATTCTGCTCTTGCTTTTGCAACAACATACTCATGAAGCATTTCTTCTGCTTTTTCGTTTTCTTCAGCAAGGAGAAGTTCAAGAATTTCTTCTAATTTACTTCTTGATTCTGACATTGTGGTCTCTCCATATAAAATTTAAAGTGATTGAACACTCAGCTCGGAAATATACCGAGCCATCTAATTACTTATAGTAAAGTTGTGTTTTTATGTATAAAAAGGTGTTTTTTGAGTGTTTTTGATGTTTTTTAGTTGTTTCTCTAAAGTATTTATCTAAAATGCATTATTATTGTCAACTGGAGTAGCATACATTACCTTCTGAAATTTTGCATGTTCTAACTCTTCTGCACGTTGTACTTCGCGAACTTTTCTGAGTTTGCCAAGAGTTTCAAGAGTCATTTTGCTCTTTCTTGTATCATCTTGATGTTGTTTTTGAAACTCATCAAATTCAGGATTGTAAAATTCGTTTAATCTCATATTAAAGTTCTGGTGTATTCCCACCAGGTATTTGGTTTGGATTTGTATCAGTAGTATTTATGCCTAGATCGTCTGTATTATCCATTGCTTGATCAGGTAAATCACCAAAGTCTAAATCTGCTCCAGGTGTTACCGATGCATCAGGCTCTGGTCTTATACCAAGATTTCTGAGATCTGCTTGTTTTTCACCATCAACAAATTTTTCATAACCGTTTTCTTTACGCCATAATTCTTCGTTGTCTTTAAATTCGTCTTCTGTAAGACCTAGATATTTCTTCAATTTAAATTGATTACTTAAGAACGGTGTAGCCGCCAATGTATTAAACAAGTTAGCTCTTTCCTGATCAATTTGTAGGTCTCTATATGAACTAAAGTTCATTGGTTTATTAAATGTAATAAAGAAATCTGAATTATCTAATTCTATACCTCTGTGTTTGAGGAACATTTTGAATTCTGTATCTAAATCTTCTTGTATTTGTTTTTGTAATCTTTCACAGTATCTAGCAAATCTGTATTCCTGAATGTAAGCAATACCCACTTTACCGTCGTTATAAACACTACTTCCATCTTCTGGTCCAGTAGGCAAGTAACTGCTTGGTACTCTTAAACCTCTTAAAAGTTTATTATTAAAATATCTTAAATCGTCTATTTGTCCTAAGTTTTCACCGCCTGGTAGTGTGTCTACTTTACTACCTCTACCATCTGCCGTTTGTGCAAAGAAGTAATCTTCTAACATACTCATTGGATTGTAGGCCGCATCTGCAACACTACTGCCATCTGACTTTTTATTAGGAACACGTTTTTGCTGTACTTCGTATTTTACTTGTTCCAAATACTGTCTTGCTTTATGTGGTGGCATGTTACCCACATCAATAAAGAACACACGTCTTTCAGGTGCTCTGTGAACCCTGTATATAATAATACTGTCTTCTAATAATTCTTTTTGTTTGAATACTTTAAATATTGGTTCTAAAATACTTACACCAAAAGGCCATGCATGGTCCATTGCTTCAGTTAAACTTATATGAACAACATGTTTTGCATCTACAGGAACACCCTGGTCTACACCGTCTATTGCACCAGTTAAATAGTTACCAGTTTGCGGTCCTTGAAGTCCACCGCCCATCATTCCGGCACCGGAGCCATATGGCCTTGCATGTAATCCGGACACATCTGTAGCAACCATATCTGCAAAGTTAGGTTCTAAATTTTTAATGAAATATGTTTCTATCTTTTTGCCTTCACTTTCATTAACAATAACTTTCTCTACATTAGCAGGGTCTATCCAAAATAATTTATAAGTCTCTGGGTCTCTAATAAAGAATTGATCACCGTATTTTATAGTGCTACGGAACACTCTAAATGCTCTTTTATGCATCTCATTGAGCCTGCACCATTGAGTTAGGGTCTTAGTAATTATCTTTTGTTCTGTGTCAGAAGGGTCTCTATTATAGTTTATTTCAAAAGGAAGTCCACTATATTCATCTTCTTGAGTACCAAATTCTGCTATTGTGTCCAATGCTGAATTGATTTCTAAGTCATTGTCCATTTGATCATATTGCATATATCTCATCAAACGGTTAGGAGAACCGGCATAAACTTCCGGCAACCAACTAGCATATCTGCTTGTTGCCGCTCCTGGGCCTCCTTCAGGGGTATTACCTGTTACATTTAATGGTAAACCACTGTTATCGACACTAGAAAAGTATTTTCTCCAACTCATAAATATAATCCTTTTAGTTATATTACACTATTTATCGTATTGTGTCAAGAGTGATTTTAATATTTGACAGGAAACTGGAAATTAATCGTTAAAGTCTTTGTTTAGTAAATCTGCAAGATGTTTAGTTTGTTTTTTAGATTCACTAAGCATAAGTTGTAAAACCGATGTTTGTTGATCGGACAGGTTGTTTACTTTGTCTACTAGTTCTTTTTCCTCAGGTGTATAATTCTTAGGATCTATGCCACTGTTTTGAATATTAGTTGCAGTATCAATTTCCCTTTGTGTCGCCGTAACAACATCTATTGGAGCAGTATTATTACGTTGTGTTGCATTCAACCTATTAGTTGTATTCATCACAGGATTAACCAATCTAACAATAGTTGGGTCTGTAATATGTATTGTCATAGATTTTGCAGTAACATTCATCACTGCTTCTCTTAAGGCAACATTGCTGTCTAGTGCTGTATTAGATTCAACCTCTTTTCCTTGAGCTCTTTCTGCAATTTCTTTGGAACTGCTACCTAATAATCCAAAGGTTAAACCATTTAATAAACTGGAACCTGCATTTGCCATTTTGCCAGTAAATGAAGCATTCTGATCTGCACCAAAACCTTGAAAGGCATCATACAGTCCCAATGCCGCAGTTACAGGTAGTAGGAATTTACCAGCAACTCTAGTAGCACCTTTTAGTACTCCTTTAGTTGTTGTTTTGTTTGCTTTGGGCTTGTTGTTAGGTTTACCATCTTTATTTAAAAGTTTATTAGCGGCGGTGCCTGTTGCGGCCGCACCTGCGGCTGATGTTCCTGCCGTCGTTGCAGTTGTTAATGTAGTAGTTAAACCCAATCCAGCCGCCGCTTTTGTAAATAAAGAGGTCATTCCTGCAATAAGTACACTTGTTACGGCTGTAGCCAAACTTTTTAGTGCAAACAAGGTCAAAAAGCCTCCAACTATTGCACCAACTACATCCATATTTGTAATTGCTATTTTAAAGCCTTCCATTATAACAACACCTGCTAATTTTAGTGCCGCTACTAGGCCTTCTGCTATCATGTTGACAAAGCCTTGATATATTTGCAAGTTGCCTTGTTTGTCCACAAACCCATTTAAAATATTTTCAAATAATTGTGCACCTTCTTCAAGCAGATATCCTATGCCGTCTGAAATCTTTGCTATTGCGGCATCCATACCGCCCATTCTTGAAATCACATTATTAAATATTGTGCCAAATCTTCTACCTGCATTTGTAAGCATTTCTGCAAATTCTTCGTTCTGTATTGCGGAATCAAGTAATTTACTAAATCCATTTAATCCTTGACTTGCACCTATCACCAATGCATTTTGGAAACCTGACAAGGCTCCTTGTGCTTTACTTACAATGTTTTGGAATGTGATAAGACCGCTTTGTGTATCACTAAATGCAAGTGGCATATCTAATTGCTGTCTTAATTTGTCAACACTATTACCTGCATTAATAAATCCTTGTACCAAAACTTCTGAAGTTCCGGCAAGCTCGCCACCTAATCCTGAAATAATAGGTATTAGTTGATTGATTGTTGATGGGTCTACATTAGCAAATGCTTCTGTTATTCTTAATACTGCTTGGTTGGCATTTGACTGGTCTATACGCCCTGATCTTAATCCTTTCGCAACATCTTCAACCACTCTAGCAACGCCAGGAGCCAAAGGCACTAACTCATTTACAAAATCATCTATAGCACCAACACCAGTAGCAGATATTGTTAAAAGACCATTTGCAACCTGTTGTCCTGCTTCACCTAACGAACCAAACAACCCTGTTGCCAACATTTCTGCACCTGTAATAACACTTTGGCCGTTTTGCAAACTAGCCGCATAGGCTTTAAAGGCTGTATTTCCGTCTATAACATTCTGAGCATTTTTCTTTAATTCATCACTGTTAATACCTAGTAATGTAGAGAACATTCTGAGATTTCGATTTAATGCTAAAGAATCTCTAATTGCTTGTTCATTGTTGATCTGATCTCTTCTCAACATCATTGTTCTGAACATTAAGTCTTCTTGCAAGAATTCTGTTGCATCTTGAAGAGTTGAACCAAATGCTAATCCGCCGTCTGATAAGTCTAAGAAAGATTTTGTTGCACCAACTACACTACTTTGGCCTAATACCGCCATAGTCCTTGAATAATTACCCAGTACTTCAACAGCCTGACCTGTTGTCAAGCCCAGTTTGTTCATGGACAGGATATTCTCTTCTGCACTTATACTTGTTTGTGAGAGAGAATCACCAAAAGCACCACCAACATCGGTTAATGTTTTTAACCCTTCACCTAAATTTGTAAATCCTTTTACTAAGAATGTACTTGCAACTGCACCTGCTGTTATTAATACTGTTGTTAAAGTAGTTACAGCATTACCAACCTGTCTGAAGTCCCTTTCCATATTATCAAGAACATCAGCACTAACTCTTTCTCTGAGTGTTTTCTTTTTAGACTGATTTTCTTTAAAGAACTTTTCCATTGTTTTAACTAGGTTATCAGTTTCTTTTTTCTCATTGCCTGATTTTGTTTCTTTAACTAGTTTTTCTATGGATTCTTTTGTGTCAGAATTAAGTTTAGTTGACTTACTTAAAATATCTTCTATCTTTTTTAATGTTGATTCCAGGGCAAAATCAGGCACAGACACATCAACGTTATATGTGTTGCTTTCACTGTCTGTTATCGTACCCTTAAAATTTGCCATTACCGGTTTCTCTATTATATGCGTATTTAATGAAGATAAATACTACATGATAAATTATCACTATGTATATTTATCAACTTAATTAACAGGAGTTTTAATATGGCAGATAATACCAATCCACTAGCAGGACATTTTAGGTCGCCAAAGTTATATACACAATTACCCAGTAAAGGTAAATTTTATACCCCGGATGTAGTAGACATGTCGGAAACTGGAGAATTACCAGTATATCCCATGACTGCTAAGGATGAACTAATGCTAAAAAATCCAGATGCATTATTAAACGGTGAAGCAATTGCCACAGTAATTAGCAGTTGTATACCAACAATCAAATTACCAAGAAAACTTTTAAGTAATGACATAGATGCATTACTAATTGCTATTCAGGGTGCTACTTATGGTGATGATATGGAGGTATCCAGCACTTGTGATAAATGTGAAGAAGTTGTCACTGAAAACGTCAGTGTAGAGGGTGCTTTATCCACTATGAGTACATTAGATGATGCATATCAATTTAATACTGATACAGGTCTACTAGTAGAAATTAGACCTTTTAGTTATGAAACTACAGTAAAGGCCGGAGTAGCAAACTTTAGAAGTGAAAGAAGTTTACAATCAATTGCTACCATAGATGATGAAGTGGAAAGAATTCGTGCATTTAATAGTAATTTTATAGAACTTTCTCAATTAAATTTTGATATAATGGTGGATAGTGTGGCTTCTATCACAATTCCTGCCGTTGATAAAGACAGCGATGACATAATCGTTAATGACTCAAATAATATTCGCGAATTTTTAGAAAACTGTGAAAGTGCTGTTGGAAAACAGATAGAAGAATTTATCTCAGAGATTTCTAATATAGGTGTAAACAAAGAAGTACTCATGAGATGTACTGCATGTGGTACTGAAGAAGAACCATATGAGTTCCAAGCACAGGTAAACTTTAATCCCGTAAATTTTTTCACGGCTTCCTAGCTCAATCAGAGCCTGAGGAGGTAGTGGCATACCTTAGGAAGCTCAACGAAGAAACAGACGCCATAGAGAAAAACATAACTGAACTAGTTGTGTATAGTAATGGATCTGTCACCTGGTCTGAAGCATGGGAAATGTCATCAAAACAAAGAGCTTCATTAGTTAAAACTATAAATGATTATAATCAAGCAAAAGCAGGCAAATCTCCAACAGAACAACTTTAATCTTTAAACTCTATATAGGTCCTACGGACCTTTTCAAACTACATTCAATCACTTCGTAAACTTCGTTCTTTCATTTGTTTGAAAGAATTTTTTAAGTAGACCGTTATCATGTATGTTGAAGCCATAACTCACCTATACAGGTGAGAATGAAGTCATCATGTGATGCCGTCGCCATCTTAACCTCGGGTGCTACTAGGAACCAGTGAGCCTTCTGTCCCCATACACTACCGTCACGAATCTCACGGAAATCATATAACCTAGGTAAGTTTAGTTATATAACTTGTAAGTTGCTTTTTCTCAGAGCTTACATCCTTTTATACTGTCTGTCGTGTGTTTGTACTTTGCCGCTATACATCTCCAGTATCTCGCACCGGGTGTTGCCATTGCCGGATTGTCAAGGAGCCAGATTTAATTTGCCTCTGTTGGGGCCGGTGTATAGTCCTATGTTTGTGCCTTTGTATGCCTTAGTGAATTGTGTTTTAACTTTCGTTTTAACACACCTACTTATATGTCTTTGAGCTCTTCCTTGAGGATTTTTGAACCGCCCACTCTGACATTGATAATTCCATTATAATAATCGTCTGTGAGTAATACTTTTCTGTCAAATTGTTCCTTTGCTTCTAAATAACTTGCAATGCCTCGACTGGAACAAAAGTACAAAATTTCTCGTGTAAATTTATCTTCTCCCAATGATTCAACGTCTTCTTTGAGATGATCGTTACTACCCCAATAAGTTTGCCAATCGCTTTCTTTGGTGCCACGACGTTTGTTCTTTTTACCTTTTAAGGGAGGTTTGGTTGTTTTGAATTTGGCTAATTTTTTACCAACATACATTTTTCCATTTGTGTTATTCGTTATTAGATATACAAATGCCTCACAATCGTCTGGTAATGTTGTTACTGTTTTGTTTTTGTAAAGCCAATTAGCCATCAAGATACTCAGTGTCCGTGTTATATGCTGTAAAGCCGCCTTCTTTAACGACTGTTAAAACATTATTTACACGTCCGACTAGTTCTTCTTTGTGAGAAATGAGCATGATGTTTTTGCCTTGTTCCCTGTGCATCTTTTTAAGTATGCCAAGTGCATTTTCTACACCCATAGTATCCATACCTGAATCTATAAGTTCGTCAATACACATTAAATTCATAGGCCTATTTAAACTTTCATACATATCTCTGAATGCCCAACTTAATCCAAGTATAAGTCTATTACGTTCACCTCTGCTCAAATTATCAAAGTCTAAGTCCCTGCCATATTCTGTAATTTCTACACCTAAATCACTAGCAAATTTAACATCATGTGGAAGTCCTAGTTTATCCAAATAGTGTGCCAATCTGTGATTTAAGTATGCTATATTTTGATCTATTATTTTCTTTCTAATAAAACTATCTTTACTTGTTAATAACTTATATAAAAACTCTTGATGTTCCTGTAAATGAGTAAGTTCATTCATTGTTTCAAAACTTATTTCTTGTATACCAGTTGTTTTTAGTCCTTCTATTTGTTCTATGTACGGATTTACATCTAATGCCATTGTTTCTAAATTTGACTGCATCGTGACAAGATTATGTTTATGTTCTAATGCTTCTTCCAATGTATTATAATATACATCCGATGCTTCAGGAATATCACCTATTTCATCTATTGCTCCACATGTTTTTAATAGTTGTAATTCTAAATCATCATAGTATTCTTTTTCTGCTGTGATTTTTTCCTGTAATTCTTCGGTATATTCCTCATGTGTTTCTAAATGTGCTGTATCTTGCCCACATGCAGGACATACACCCTCTTTGGCTCTTGTTAAATTACTTTTAAGTTCTTCCAGTTTATTTTTACTGCGATCAGCACTATTAGTCAGTCTTTTCTGATCTGCTTCTAATGTAGTTTTTTGATTAATTTTTTCTTTTATAGTAGATAACAATTTATGATTTTCTAATTCGGCATCAATATCTATTCGTTCCATGCGAATAATTTTTTCGCCTAACTCTATTAATTTGTCATCCTTATTTTTTTCCCAGGCTCTACTGCGACTTTCTATCTCATTAATATTTTTTTCAATTCTTTTATTACTTTCTTCCACAGCATTTATTCTGATTTCTTCTTCTTTGATACTTTCACGAGTAACTTTTTGTCTTTCTTTAAGAACTTCTGCTTTTTTAGAAAGCTCAGTTATACCTAATAACTGTTCAATCATATCACGTTGGTCATTGGCTTTCATACTTAGGAAAGGTTCTGTGTATGTGTTGAGAGCAATTAAATGCTTAAACATATTATGAGGGAAACCAATTATCTTTTCAATTTCTTTTTGTGTTTCTCTACTATCACCTTGTTGTTCATTATCTAAAACATCCTCTCCGTCTATAAACAGTTTTAAAATATTAGGTCTTCTTCCTCTTTCTATTCTGTACTTTTTATCTTGAATCTCAAATTCAACAGTAGTAATCATTCCTTTACCGTTTGTTTTGTTTATAAGGTTATCACGTCTGATGTTTGTTAATGCTTCCCCATAAAGTGCATAACTTAATGCATTTATTATAGTAGTTTTACCAGTACCGTTTCTGCTACCGTCTCCACCCATGTCTAAGTTATGTCCTAATACAAGTGTAAGTTGGCAGTTGTCAAAATTAACTGCCTGTGTGTTGTTGCCAACACTCATAAAGTTTTTTGCTGAAACGTTTTTAATTTTTAGCATGTCTATCCTTTAATAACTCTTGCTTGGCTTCTTCGGCATCGCCCCATCCTTCAATAGTCACCCACTTGCCATCGTCTAGATCTTTGTAATACTTAAAGAAATGCTCAATTTGATTCTTAAGTGTTGTTTCTACATCATCAATGCATCTAATATGTCTGTACGCCTCTGATAAATTATCTGTAGGAACTGCTAATATTTTAGAGTCTTTTCCTGCTTCGTCTGTCATTAATAATACACCAACGGGCCTAACAGTAATAACACTATGAGGTATTAGTGGATGCGGTGTTATAACTAATACATCAGTAGGGTCACCGTCTTCTGCTAATGTATCTGGTACAAATCCATAGTTACAAGGATAAAACATAGGAGACGATAAAAATCTATCTACAAACATTGCACCAGACTCTTTATCTATCTCATACTTTACAGGAGATGAATTTGCTGGTATCTCAATGATAACATTTACTTCATCTGGTAAGTTACCTGCTGATATGTTTTTAATTTTTAGCATTCTTTGTCTTTTGACCTTTTAAAAATAATTTGTTTGCTTGACGTTGAAAACTTAGTTCTATTTGTTTGTCAAACCAACGTCTAAACCATTGTCTTAATTTGCCCATTATTATTGTATCTCGATCTCATTGTAAATATCAATTAATTTTTGTTTGTCTACCGTGTTGCTTTCTATTGTTTCAAGTTGTTGTAAAACTATTTGATCAACACTTTCAAAACTTATATCACCGCCCTCAAATTCTTCTTCGTCTTTTACAGGAATAAGTTGTAATTCTCTAACCTTATATTGTTCTGCAAATTTTTCTCTGATAAAATTTGCTTCTTCATATGAAATACTAATATCTAATTTTACCCTTGCATAAGTGTATTCATCTAATAAATCTTGGTGGTTGTCCAATAGTTCTTTTAATGTAAATACTCTATACTTAGGACAATCTTCCCAATTTACATATTGAGGTTCTTCGCCCCATGTCAAAAACATTGCTCCTCTTTCTTCGTCCCCTACATCTGCATAATTATGTGGGAAAGCATTTCCTATATAATGTATATTATTTTTATATTGGCGTTTATGGAAATGGCCACTAAACACATATTCAGGACCACTCAGCATTTTGTCGTTTATACCTCCGTGGTCTGGCATCTCTACCATTGCATTCATTTTAAAGTAAGGTAATTCAAAATGTCCAAACATATATTTGACATCCATCTTTGCTACTTGTTTGTGTTCGTCCCCTACAAGCCAAGGTATAATAGCAACGTCATCTTGGACAAAATGTTCGTCCACCATTACAAAATTAGACAGGTCTCTGGCGTATTCAATACTGTTTAAATCACGTTTTTCTCTGTAATATAAATCATGATTACCTGTTATAAAATAAACAGTTTCAAATGCTTCATTTATTTTTTTAAGATCTCTGATAGTTGCATTCATTGTAGCAACATTAACACTTGCTCTGTGATGATGCCAGTCACCAAGGAATATACAAGTTTCTGCATTTCTGGCTTTTGCTTCTGCAATAAACCAGTCAACATATCTCTCACAATCCTGTAAGTGTAAACGACTGTTCTGTTTTAATCCGTAATGTATGTCCGTAAAACAGGCCGCTGTCTTAAACAACTGACTCATAAATTATTCTGGGTTTGATTCATTTTGTGCAGATTCTCTAATGGCTCTCATTTCTTCTTCGTGCCTTATTTGTCTGCCATAACTTGGTAAATGTCCAGAGTCTATTAAAATATCGTCTCTGATTGTTTGGTTCCTTTTTTCCATATTAAGAACTCTTGTAAAACTATTATTAACCGCCGCAGTATAGTATGCAAATGGATTATCTGATTTTGCTTCGTTAAATTGCAATCCAATTTGTGCTAATTGAAGAATTGCTTGTCCTCGCATTTCGTCAACATAAGTATATCCACGCCAATTAGATCTATGACTATATCTTTCAACTAGTTTTAAAAACATGATTCCTAATTTATTTGTTAGGGTTCCATGAGAAACACTAAAGTGCCCATTACTTAAACTGCCCTCCCAATGGCTTCTAGCAACTTCTTTAAGTTCATCATTTATATAAGCATAATGTTTATATGCAGGGAAGTTTACTCTTTCTTTGGTTTCTGCTTCGTTTTTGGGATTTTTCTTTCTGCCTGGGGCATCTGGAATATGATCATATGTCATAACCCTAAATACTAAATCCTCTAAGGGTATCTCTTTAGGGTCTACAGCAAATTCTTTTTGTTTGGGTTTATTTTTATAATCCTTAACATCATGTGTTGCCATTGCGGCCTGATACCCATCATATTGTATCCTAGCGGCCCTGTTTTCTCTGGCTAATTTTATGCTGTTTCTATTGATTTTTTTGACATCTTCTAATATGATATCAAATATAGAATATTTTTCGTCTGCAAGATAGCAAAAAGACATCTTGCTTTTGTGTATTTCTTTTAATATATCTCTATTATTAAGATAATTAACTTTTTTAGGCTGTGCCATTAACTCTCCTCAAAATTATCGTTCATTTATATTGTTAGTATTATACACAGTCTTTTGTGTATGTCAATTAGTATTTAGTAAAACTGGCAGATTAAAACTAGTTTTAATGAATACGATAAATATAAGCATGGAGATTTATAATGTCATTTTTTGAAAAATCAGTAAATAACTATCTAACTAAAAAAGCAGGCAAGGCTGTAAGTAAGTTAGACCCTAGAGTACAAAGTGTTCTCAATGCATTTTTGCCTGGATTAGCAGGTGGTATTGAAAATTATTCAGATAATACATTTTTTCAGGCTCAGCAATTAAACTCACAAGAATTATCAGATCAAGTCATAAATGCAGGACTTGTTCAAAACAAGTCTGCTCAAGGCGGTAGTGTACCAAGGTCTGACTGGAGAGCTAGATTGAGACCTAAAGACGGTGGTGCAGATGTAATTTACTCTGCTGATAATAATGGTCTATTAGAACCTTTAAGACGTGCTGGTGGCTTAGTTTGGCAAACAACACCAAACATCTTTATATCAGGTATCGTGGAATATGCAGAGCAACTTTTACATGGTATGAACTATCCAATATATTCATATAGTGCAACAAGACCGCCTATATTACCTGTTACAGCAGACTTTTATGCAAATGACATATATGATGCACAATATCTTTTGGCAGTATTTCATTTTTTAAGAACAGTTACAAAAAGTTATTTTGGTGACCAAACAGGACCAGATAAAAAAGGCACACCCCCACCGGTATTACTTTTTGAATACATGGGAGAGCATGGGTTTAATAAAGTACCAGTAATTTTAAGAGACTACACAATACAGTTACCAGATGATGTTGATTATATTCCTGTAAAAACAAAAGTAGCAGGTAAAGATCAAACCACATACATGCCAGTTAGAATGAATATCAGTATTAACTTGGTACCAGCATTAACACCTAAGAAAGTTAGAGAGAAATTTAATGTTGAATCATTTAGAAATGGTAAACTTTATAAGGACGGATTTATTTAATGGCTACTTATACTAACGAATCATTTATTAAAAATTTTTCAGTCATGGAAGGAAAATTTTTGGATGTAAATAAGTTACCTACAATACAAGCATCACCTTATGATGAAGATTATGTAATACCTCAACAATATGATGAAAGGCCTGATCTTTTAGCATACCAATTATACGAAAGTTCTAGACTATGGTGGGTTTTTGCTATGAGAAATTTAGATGAAATACGTGACCCTATACGAGATTTCAAAGCAGGTAAAACAATCAAACTACCGGCAGAGAATATTGTATTAAGATTTAGAGGTAGATAATGTCCAATTACACACCTCCTAAATTTCAGCCATATGGATTAACCACAAACTTATTTAATTTAACCGAGATTGCACAAAAGGGCACACTAGGTGACTTCACAAATTATTATGATCAAATTATACAAAATGATAATAGAATAAAAGGCAATATAGGCAAAAGAAAGACTACTGCTGATGAACAAGCTCTGGGTAAGGGCGATGAGACTATAACATACGATGGAAATAAACTGGACCTTGTAGGAAATGGTCTACTTACCACAGAAGAACGTGCAGAATTAGATAGACTATTTGAACAAAGAAAAGAAGGCCCGATTAGTAATATCGCTGACGAAACACTTAAAAAATTAGGTCTTGACCCCACCGACGCAAGTAAGACCTTTAGGGATTCACTATACCTTGATCATCCTGTAGCCGGCAATATTTTAGATAATTTTGATGTATCAACATACAAACTTAGATTATTCATGAAGAAGAAAGATGCCGCGGCAATCGAACAAAATAATTTAATAGAAAGACAAAAATCACAACAAGAGCGAGAAAACGAATATGGCAGAGAGGAATTTGATGTAAAACGTACCACACCTGATCCCAGAGATATAGTAATTATTGCAGAAACTGGAAGTACGGATATCAATATAGATAATCTCAGTATATTAAATTTCCCAGATAAAGCGGCTCAGGTTAAATTTACATTAACAGAAGCAGGCGCAGTAACATTATTAGACAGACTTGCGGCAACAAAATCTTTTTGTGGATATGAAGCGACGGAGTTGCCTTTAATTTTAGAAATAGAATTCAAAGGATATGTAGGACAAGATGCGAACTCTAATGAAGACGGTGGTGGCTCACCTATTGTTATAAAAGGCCCTTTCTTTTTTCAACTAGGTGCTGTAACATATACTATGGAAATTACACCGGAAGGAGGTATATATGATTTTACAGCAACACCAAATAATGACATAGCATTATTTGACCAAAACTACAGAATACCCAAACAATTAAAAATCACAGGTACAACATTAAGAACATTACTAAACGACGGTGATGGAAGTTTGCAATCAGTATGGAATGCAAAACTTAAAGAAAATGCAGAAAAGGATGGAACTGTAGCAGATGAAGTTATAATAAATGTAGATAATTTAATACAAAATTCTGCTAGTAGGACACCAACTATAGACGGTGTTCACAAAGAGGTTCAAGTTACAAGCGATGAATATGAAGGCGATGAACATTTATTACAAGACAAATTATTTCATAGTATAGCACTTAAAGAAGAATTTGCTCAAAGATTTCCAGGAGGAACATTTACTGTTGGAGGCGATGAAGAAGAAAATCAGCAAATTACAGATGACACAGGAGACGGACCATCATTAGAATTAGAGTCGAATCCAACCAGCGTTTTTTTAAATCCGGAGACCACAGGCGCTTTGGCTATTCCTCGTACACAAGGGGTAATAATTAATTTTCCTGAAAAAGAAAGTTTTGAAGATATTTTAGCAACAATTTTATCACTAAGTGAAGATCTATTTAAAAAAGCAACCAGAATGACAGATCCAAATGATCCAAGAAGTAGTGTTGAATTAGATCAGGCTTTTATTAGTTGGTATAAAATTAATACAAAAGTAATTATAGATTATAATAAACTTGATACAAAACGCAATGAATATAAAAGAATTTTTATATTTGAACCTGTGCTTACAAGAGAAAGCCGTACAGACGTAGGCGTTTCTATGAATGAACTTAATGCTGGTCAAAATTTACAATTGGAAAACGTAAAGAAACGAATTAATGATCTTAAAATATACAAAGAATATTATTATATGTTTACAGGTAAAAACGATCAAGTTATAGATTTAAATTTACGTTTTGATGAGGCATTTGTTCTTACATCTCCTTATTACGGAGAGGGAAGTTTTGCAGATCAAGCCGCAATGGCTACAGCAACATCACTAACTGAGGACGAAGCCTCTGAAAATGTTCAAGATAAGGCTCCTGTTGTAGAAAAACAAAAGAAAGAATCTAAAAAGCAAGGTATATTAGCAGGTCTTACTGATTTAAAAAACAAATTTGATGAGCAAAGAAAAGGGTATGAATTTAGTAATATTTTAGGACAGTTTGGTGAATATGTTGGGTTCACTGATGCAGAAATTAAAGAAATTGAAAACGACATTAACGGCACAAAAGCTCAACAATTAGCAGAAAGTTTAGCAGATGAACAGATAAGTTCTGCATTAGCAAGTAACGAACTTGTTAAAAAAGTAACAGCACCTCAGGAGGGGTCTCCCACTGATGGTGACGAATTTGATGATGACCTTTCCTATAATGACAAGGGGTATATAGACTTTTTGTATTCTTCTGAACTTATTAAAGGTTTAGAGGGTGACGGGTCTGATCAAGATGCTATACGAGATGAACAAATTGCTAAAAATGTTGTATTAGCAAATGTTAGAAATAAAACTGCGGTTAAATCAGTAGAACCCGGCGATAAAACTACAAATGCTCCAGGAGAAAGGGGATCGTTTAGACCCAGTATGTTTTCTCATTTAATGGATGCTCACAGTAATAAAACAAAAAGTACATTAGAAATTAATATGACTGTTAGGGGAGATCCTTGGTGGATAGGAAATAATAATTTATATGATGATGCAGTAGGAAGTATAAACGAAAACACTAGTATTAATGTCAAACCAGAAAAACATCTAACAACAAATTTATTTGGTATGTCTTACGATGATTCAGACACAGATTTTTTACTTGTTTTAGAGAGTCCAAGAAAATTAGATTTTAATATAGACGATGAAGACCAAAATACAGGATTATATGATTTTTCTGGGATAAATTATACTATGAGTGGTGTTTATCAGTGTTTAAAAACAACCTTAAATTTCAGTAATGGATTATTTACATGCGACTTACATGCTAAGAAAAATAACGCATACGAAATGTCTATGTTAGAACAAATTAAACAGGAAATTAACACACAGTTTGAAGAAAGAAGAGGTGACGTGGCTCGTGAAGGTGTAATAGATGAAGTACTTAATAGCAATATTGGTCCTGACGGTGTACCATTGTCATAGAGATAATAGATGGATAGTAGCAAACAGTCAACAAATAATCCGATTAATAGGAAACAACTAAGAACTAGTAAAAGAGCAGGCATTTATCTGGGCGAAGTAATGGCTACAACAGACATTACCAAAACAGGTACACTTACAGTATTCATCGCCTCCCTAGCAAAAAATAAAGAAGATAAAAACGGATACTTTGAATGTATTTGGAGCTCACCGTTTGCAGGTGGAACAAATTATGCGGCAATCCAGGTTAATGATACGAAATCATTTATAGGCACACAAAAATCTTATGGTATGTGGATGGTACCGCCCGATAAAGGTAATATTGTACTTGTTGCTTTTGGTGACGGCAATATGAAATATCCTTTCATTATTAGTTGTTTATACCCACATAGAGCAAATCACATGATACCAGGCATACCTGGTAGTGTCAGAAATTACGGTGCATTAGGGAACAACTTACCTGTAGCAGAAAAAAATAAATTTGACCCCATGCCAGAAGATGGTACTGATATTTTAAGGCCAGTGCATGACGATTTAGCAGAAACAATCACAAAACAGGGTCTCATAAACGACACAATAAGAGGTGCATCATCTAGTGGTGCAAAAAGAGAATCACCAAGTGAAGTATTTGGTATTTTAACACCCGGTCCTAAAGACACCAAAAATGACGGTCATAGACACACTGGTCACCAGTTTATAATGGACGACAATCTTAACAGTAGAAATATAAGATTAAGAACAGGCGGTGGTAATCAGTTATTATTAGACGATACAACTGGCACAGTTTATATCATTAACAAAAGCGGTAGAGCCTGGGTTGAATTGGGTGCAGACGGGTCTATAAATTTATACGGTGAAAGATCTTTTAATGTAAGAACTAAAGGAGATTTTAACCTACGTGCAGATAAAGATATAAAAATAGAGGCAGGTGGCGACGTAAAAATAAAAGCCGCAGGAGACACACTTGGGGATAAAAATGTTGGTATACCTAAAAAAGGAATACCTTTACCAGGTGGTCCTCTTGGATACGGCGGACATATAAGATTAGAAAGTGTAGGTGAATTTACAGCACATGCTGGTACAGGAACAAAACTCACATCCAAAGACGGCGACTTTGATATAAATGCGGCAGGCATGATTAGGCAGTCAGGGCTAAAATATGATTTAGATGTTGGAGTAGGAGGAATCTCTGTGGGCACACAGGGACAAATGTATATGAGCAGTCTTTTAGGTGCTACATTTAAAAGTGAAGTGGCGACAGCAGTACAAGGTCTCACAGTACTATTAAACAGTGGTCCTGGTGCGGCTCCTATTATTCCTGTAAAGGCACAGACAGCACCTGAATTAGAAGTACAAACACATGTAGATCAACCTAAAGATCAACCAGAATATGACAGAGACAGCGAACAAAAATTACCTGAAAACGGTGAACGTCCAGGCGGCCCCACAGAATTAGATTCTTTAGTTGGTGTCCTTGTAACTGCTGAACCTTGGGACGGACACGACATGCCAGACCTTATGACACATAGCAGTGAAGGTATGGTGGAAGATACTGAAGCGGACATAGACCCTGCGACACAGCCGGTAGCAGATGCCAATTCTCCTGAAGGGTATAAACAGGCAATTGAAGCAAGTTTATTAACCATAGAAAAAAGCAAGGCGGCATCTAAGGCCAAGGATCTTGCTAAAGGTGTTTCAGGAATATCAGATAAACTTGGTGGTATAACAGATAAAATCAGTGGACTGGGAGACAAGTTTGGAGGCCCTCTTAAAGACAAATTAAGTAACTTTAATATACCTGGTATGAAATACTTACAAAGTCTGCAAGGATTTTCTAATTATAGTGATATGCTAACTAAATTATTACCGCCTTTGAGATTCCCTACAACTAATGCATTTGCACAAAAAATTATAGGACAATCTAAAATACTCACAGAATTAGAAGCAAGATTTTCAGCAATGGGATTTGGGTTTGATGGTCTTCCTTTGGAGTTTCAAGATTTAGAAAATATTGCAAGTGGGAAACTTAATGCATTATCAGAATTAAAAGGCAAAGTAGACGGGGCAATAGGAGGAGTTTTTGCTAAAGCAGGTCTTCCAGGCGGTGGTTTAAAAGATCTTAGTAATCTATCTAATACATTACAAAATGAAGTTTCTGTAGACACATTACAAAATATTGTTAAAGATGCTAAAAAAGGAATTGGATAATGGCAAGTAATACAAATATAAAATTATTTAAAGACATAGTTGAGGGACTTTTAAAAGAAGGCATAGAACCAATTATAGATGGCCCAAGTATTATTTTAGTAGACAAAAAAGGAACAAAACTTGTTGATTTTTCTAACGGTCTAGGCCCAGTTGGAACTAATATGACAATTATATCACAGGCAGAGGAGGCATCAGTTGCTGTGAAAAAATTAATCAAGGTCAAAATAAGTGATTTTCAATTCATTTCTCTAGTAAGTTTGGCAATGCATATAGGACCAAAGAATTTTGCAAAAAGCACAATAGTAAGAGAACTTAATAAAGAATTTTACGAAAGAATACCCGGCTTGATTCAAAGATGGAGGAAAGGCCCTATAAATGATAATACTCCACCGCAGTATAAAAAAGAATATGCTGATAGAAGAAGATTTGAAGCAGAATTATTCACAACACCAGACTTTGTAAATTTTGATTATAAACCAAGTGAAGGCTCCAGTTTGACTTGGGCCCAATTAACAGCGAAATTAAAAAAATATAAAAAAGAAGCCTTAGCAGAATTAGAGGCTAAAAAATTCATTAATGATGACCCAGTGACTGGACAACCTGTAGAACCAGGCGATCTACCAGATAATCCGAATTACCCTATTTACTAAGTTTTAATTAACTTTTTAAGATCAGCATTCTCAACAAGCAATCTATATTTTTGCTCTTGCTCTTCTGCTACTGCTTTTTCCAATAATTCAATATGAGCTCTTAGAGCGGCACATTCATTATTTTTATCAACAAGCATTACTCTTAGTTCTTCTTCTAGGGTGTTGTTTAATGATATTTCCATTTTCTCCTCACTTGTATTTAATTAAAAAATACAAATTAGACACATTATACAGTCTTTTTACCCAATAGTCAATATCTTATTAAAACTATATTTAATTATTATGATAAATACTTGTATGGCAATGTTTAAAGGATTTAGTACAATAGATAAGGCAAGAGCGCCTTATACTCTTATAGATAAAGAACTTGTAAAAAGAGATCTTTTAAACCATTTTCATACACGCAAGGGCGAAAGATTAATGAGACCACAATTTGGGTCTATTATTTGGGATCTATTAATGAACCCAGAAGATGATCTTACAGAAGATTTAGTAAAAGAAGATATAGAACGAATTATAGATACAGACCCCAGAGTAGATTTAATAGATACCAGTATTTTTATTTTAGATCACACAATTAGAGCAGAGGTAACTTTGACCTATAGGGGAATAAACGATGAAGATATATTGTATTTAGAATTCGTAAACAAAGTATTAGACGAACAATAAAAATGGCATATTCAGAAAGACAAAATAATTTATTCGCGGCAGAAGATTGGAAAGTCGCATATAAAGCCTTCTCTAACATAGATTTTACATCTTATGATTTTGATACCATGAGATTGTCTATGGTAAATTACATAAGACAAAATTTTCCAGAAAATTTCAACGACTACATTGAGAGCTCAGAGTTTATAGCAATTATAGAATTACTTGCATATCTATCTCAATCATTGGCCTTTAGAATGGATTTAAACAGCAGGGAAAACTTTTTAGAAACTGCTGAACGAAGAGACTCAGTATTTAAACTTGCCAGAATGCTTGGATACAATCCAAGAAGAAACGTACCAGCAAGTGGATTAATGAAAATTACAGGCTTACGAACAAACGAGCCTTTAACAGATAGTCTCAATAGGAACCTTGCAAACAAGACAGTCTTTTGGGACGATGTAAACAATCCTGAAAGTTACGAACAATTTATTACTATTTTAAATAGCACATTTAGTAATACAAATAGATTCTCATATCCTATTAAATCAGGCAAAATTAGTAATATAAAAACTGAATTATATAGAATAACAAAACAAATTGGAACTACAAATGCTATTTCCATGCCACTAACTATAAACGGAGTACAACGTAATTTCGAAGCAGTAGATGGTGATTTTAATGACGGTGAATTTTTCTTTGAAAGACATCCTGACCCTCTTAACGATATGGGTGTTTTTTATAGAAACGACGGTAAAGGATTAAACAGTAGCAACACTGGTTTCTTTATGTTATTTAAACAAGGAAATTTGTCGTTCACAGATTTAAATTTTACAACTCCAATAGCAAACAGAGTAGCAGATATAAATCTAACTAACATAAATGAAACAGATTTATATGTACAAGAACTTACAGAAAACGGCGGCGTTTTAAATAAATGGACAAGGATACCTAATACAGTAGGGCAAACTCTTAACTTTAACAGCCAAGCATTAGGTTCTAGAAATCTATTTGCAACAGAAAATTTAAATAATGACGGAGTAAGAATAAAATTTCCAGACGGTAATTTTGGTAATATTCCGGTAGGTTCATTTAGAGTATGGCATAGAGCAAGTTCTGGTGATAGGTATTCTATTCAACCTGAGAATGCAAGAAATATTCCCATAGAAATACCATATGAAAACAAAAACGGTGGAAAATATATTCTAACAGTAATACTGAGTTTACAGACATCTGTAAATAATAGTTTACCTACCGAAACTCTTGCAAGTATTAAATCTAAAGCACCACAAACATATTACACACAAAATAGAATGGTGTCAGCACAGGATTATAATATTTTCCCATTTTCACAAAGCAGTAATATTAAAAAATTAAGAGCGGTTAATAAAACACATGCTGGGCATAGTAGATATATTGATATAAACGACCCAACAGGAACATTCCAAAATATAGAATTATTTGCTGATGACGGATACATATACAAACAAAAGAAAGATACATCATCTTCTGTAATTGTTAGTGCGAATAATACTGCTAATAATATTATTAAAAACACGATTCCTGATCTGTTAAGACAACAAAATGTCAATAATTTTATATATGATGGTGCTAGACGTGCCTGGATAGATTATAAAAGTGTTTCTTTTAATTTAGAAACATTAGATATAAAATGGAAACCACTACCGGTATCATCAGAAAGCTCAACAGGTTATATGACGGAAACCACAAGTGTTTCGTCCTCTGGCAGTGAACAAGTTTTAACAAATGTATATGAAACATTTAAACAAATACAAGAAAATAATTTTATAAAATTTGTTAATCCAAATGACCCAGCAGATTACAAATGGGTAAGAATCACTAAAGAAACCAATGCAGGTCTTTTAACAAGTGGATTAAGTACAAGTGTAGGTCCATGGACACTCAGTGAAGATGTTCCCTTAAATTGGACTGCACATGAAGTTATTGTTACATTAAGAAAAGAATTTGATAGTGCAGAAATATCTTCAATACAACAGCAGATAGAAGATAAGAAAACGTTTGGCATAGGATACATGTTGACTAATAAATCTACATCTCTTTTAGCAGATAAATGGTATGTAATAGAAAATGAAAATTTAGATAAAACAAGTCCATACAACGTATCCAATGCAGGTAGCACAACGGGCTCACCAATAGATGCAAGTTGGGTAGTATTATTTAATTACGTTCCAATAGATGATAATTCATACAAGTATGATGTATCCATACGAGGTGAACAATATATATTACAAAGTGCTAAAGATATAAAATTTTACAATATCAAAAATATAAAAGTTGTAGATTCTAATAATAAAGCAAACACAGATAAAATTACAATCACAACATTTAACGATAAACCCGGCAGTAGTGAAGTATTTAGATGGTACGACAGTACAGGTAATGGAATAGGCGATACCTGGTACAGTGAAGAGACTGCTTCTACTACCACACCAAACGGGTTTGAAATAAATCTTCCATTAAGAACAAGAAATCAAAAATGGTATGATGTTGAATTTAACTGGGTCAGTAACTTTGGTATTTTAAAATCAGAGGGAGAATCCAATGTTTCAGTAATTACTGCAGAAAATGAATTTGTTCATGAAGCAGTAGTTCCAATTAATACATATTTTGATAACGGTGATGCGGCCGCACTTACACCAAATGTAACTATAGCAAATAATTTGGGTAGAGTAAATAGAGTACCTAGTAACGTAAATGTATCATTTAATAATGCAACATTCGGCTTTAATATTTTAGATGGGTCTGGAAATGTACATTACAAGCAATTAAATTCAGGCACAGGAGTCGTAGAATTTTATCAGGCAAATAATAGTGGAGCCACAAAAAGTTTTGGTACAGACGGAGCAACTTATAATGCTAGTGCAGATGGGCATTTAATATTAACAAGCTCAAATACATCCACACAATCAGGCACATTCCTATATGAAGATTTAGATAATAATAATCATCTTTTAGCACAAGATTCTACTGCTGTAACAAGTACAGATAAAATAAGATTGGATTATGTGAATTATAAAGAAAGATTAGACACTAACATAGATTGGCATATAGTTGATACTGTTATAGAAGATGACGGGTATACCGATAGATCTAAAGTTGTAATTGCGCCTTTTGATACTGATAACGATTTGATCCCGGATAGACCGTTACAATTTTATGAATTTGTTGATACTGATGACTTAGTTTATTTAGAAAAGTATTTAGACTTTGATGGATATAGTTATGATGTCCCATCTTCAGGAAAAATTTTAGATTACCGTAAAGAAACATCTGTTAATTTGGACATAGGTTCAGATACAATAAGTCCTACATCTTATAGTGACCCAGTTGATATAAGTGGTAATGATATAGCATGGATATCAGTTGTAAGTAAATCTATATTAGAGAATGATTTAGAAAATGACAGTGGTAAACTTTCCGGTACAAAGGTATATGTTGAATCAGAAGATAAGGTATATTTACTCACACCTAATAGTACGAATACATTACAGATTAGAGGTGTTGTAACAACAGATTGTTCTGTAAGAAACGGTAGAGGGGAAACACAAAATACACTTTTACCAGTTAAAAATGCAATGATATTTAAATGGAATCATGTTGCTGATAAGAATGTAAGAATTGATCCCAGTATCAGCAATGTTGTAGAATTTTTAGTATTGACTGAAACATATAATGACCAAGTACAAAGATACCTAAATGTTCCTGGAACTGCCTTCCCATTACCTCCAACAAGTAATGATCTTGCATTAGAATTTGCAGATCTAAATCAATTTAAAACAGCAAGTGATATACTAGTATATAAAAGCGGTAAATTTAAACTTTTATTTGGCAACGATGCAAGTCCGGAATTGAGGGCAAAATTCAGAGTAGTAAAATTAAACGAAAGATTTAGTGATAACGAAATTAAAACAAGAATTATTAGAGCATTTAATAGATATTTTGACCCAACAAATTGGAACTTTGGGGAAACATTTTATTTTACAGAATTAAGTTCTTTTATACACAGTCAATTAGGCAATAGTATAGGTAGTATAGTGATTTTACCTAAAAACACAAATGGAAAATTTGGTGATCTATTTTCAGTAAAAGCAGAATCAGATGAAATATTCTTAAGTACTGCAAGTGTATCTGATATAGAGGTAGTTAGTAAAATTACAGAACAAACATTAAAAACTAGATAATGGCAGATAAATTATATAAAAAGTTACCAGGCATATTGCAAACGGATGCTACAAAGAATTTCTTTGAAAGTACTGTTGAGCAACTCTTCAGTAAAGCAAATGTTGAAGTAATTAATGGTTATGTAGGGTTACAGAAGTCTGAAGACTTCGATGTAACATCTGAGTTTTTAAGAGAAAGCACAGCAACTAGACAGCATTATGCATTAAGTCCTGCTGTTAATACTTTAAATGCAAATACCAATGCCAGTGAAAATTTAATCTTTTATGATGAATTTTTAGATACTTTAAAAATTAGCGGAACTGGAACCAATAATCAAAATAGATTATTCAGTACAGATTATTCTTCTTTCCTTCCCCCTATAGATATTGATAAATTTGTAAATTATCAAGAGTACTATTGGAGTTATGATCAACTACCAGCAATAAGAATTTCTGGAACAGTAGATAATCCTATAGATATAGATGTTGATATTATTGGTAAGAAGTCATTCACATCAGCAAATGGAGTAACATTAAAATCAGGAATGAGAATTATTTTTGATGGTGGATATGTTATACCAGACACCAAAACTACAGCAGAATATTTTGTTGAAGGTGTAGGTGAATCTATAAGACTTATAGATACAAACGAAAATGTAGAAACACCTTTTAGTACAGCAACATTAACAGCCTGGGATAGTACAGCATTCACAAGCAATGACAGTAATGTGGCATACACAGCCGGTAACATATCCTCTGTAAGTGTTTTACATGGCGGCATTGGTTATATAAACCCTGTGGTAAATTTTATAGGTGCTAATACATCTGTTGCTTCTGCAACTGCAAATGTGGATAGCAATGGCACAATAACTGATGTTACTGTAACTAATACAGGTGCAAATTATAGTGCACCAATAAGCATACAAATATCCAGTGATTCCATTACAACAAGTTTAAATTCAGGAAATACCTTTGTAACATTTTTAAATGAAAGTATTTCACAAATTGCACCTTACAAAACAATTTCTGTAGATAGCACAAACGATGTTTTTGCTGGACAACAATTTAGCCTTAATGGCGAAACAAGAACTATAGAAACTGTTAATAATGCTAGTATTATTGCTATAGAAAACATAACAAATCAATATGATTCCAGCAGAACTCCAGGTAGTTACATAGTAAATGGCACCGGCGGTTCAGGGTCTGGACAAGAATTTATTGTAGATGTTGTTGGGCCTAATGCAGACGGTATTGTTGAAGTCGGAAATATCACATTAAGCAACACTTCCTTAACCGGTACTTATCCAATAGATTTTAGGTCTGCTAATAGTTTTATAGCAGGTAATATAACAACATCAGGCACTGGAGCAAATGCATATTTGTCCGTAACTTTGGACGGCAGTGGCGGTGCAGATATTGAGATTGTTAAGGGCGGAGATGGTTTTGTAGAAAATGATACTATTACTATAAGTGATAATATTTTAGGTGGCGACGGTTCAGGTAATTTAGAGCTCGTTGTAACAGATGCCGTTACTGTAGGCGATACATTTATTTCACTTAGCAAGAACGGAAGCGGTTTTATTGTTGGTGAAACAATAACTATATCAGACAGTGATTTAGGCGGCGGTGGCGCAAACAACATTACTTTTGATATTGCAAGAATAGGTGATACTCTCACTATAGACGAAGAAATATATTTAGACGGCACAAGTAACGGGAATATACAATTCATTGCTAACGGATTCCAAGCAAGTATACAAACAAGTATGTTTACACTTACATCTGATGCAAATGGTTCTGTAATTACCGGTGTTTCCTCTATGGCACTTGCCGGAGTTAATCCAACAACAGGAGAATTTTATCTTAGTGGTAGTCCAGATTTTGGAGAGAATTTCGGTTGGGACATAGATACAGATAGTAGCCTGCCTGGTGGCGACGCGGAAGGCGATATTCCATGGGGAGGTAGAACAACTCAAGATAATCCAGATTATAATGTAGTAGGAAGAGGGGCATCTAATAAAAATATCTGGAGTAGGGTAAACTTCTGGCATCATGCAGATAACTTTAAAGAAGCAGGAGTTGATTTACCTGGTGCAGAATATAGAGCTAAAAGACCAATTATAGAATTTGATTATTCACTGGAAATGTTTAATACAGGAAACCTATCAGTTGGTGTCGTAAATATTGTAAGTAACGAATTTAATAAAGATGATATAGACGGAACCATATCATCCGATACTGTTGATAATAGTCCATTAAGTATTGGTTCAACTATTATTTTCCCTAACGACGAAGACAACAAAAAGTACATATTTAAAATTGCCCATGTAGGCGGAAATATCAGTTTATCAAAAATAGGCGACCCTATAAGTAATCCTGCAGATACAGAAGAAGGAGATGTAGGATTTATTCCTTTTGAATTTAAAGAAGGAATGCAAGTCAGTATAAAATCAGGCGCTTTGGGTAGAGGATTAGAATATCACTTTAAAGACAATAACTTAATTTTAGCACAGTCTAAATTAAAATTACATCAGGCGCCTTTATTTAATTTATATAATGATGAAGGAAAATATTTAGGTGACGAGCTTTTATTTAAAGACAATACCTTTATTGGCTCTAAGATTTTTAATTACAAAGTCGGCACAGGCACAGATGATAGTGTTTTAAATTTCCCATTGTCATATAAACCTTTTACGAACTCTGCAGAAATAGAATTTCAAAACTTTTTAGAAACAGATAGAACAAATTATATTCCAGTAGGCTCAACATCAGAAACAGAAATTTTAGGTTACTATTATTTTAAATCTCAAAACGGGTACAGTAATAACTGGAAGATGTCTGATTCTAAATCTATGCAAGATATTAAAACTTTTTATCATATAAACACTTTTAATATAAAGGATAAAAATACAAAATATTATATAGGATGTGAACCTAATATAAATTCTAATAAGTCTAGTGGGTATGACATAACCGTATTAAAAAATGGTAGTGAAATAAAAGATTACACTTACGTTGGAAAAGGATTTATAGAATTTAATACTTTCAATTTTATTGCAAAAGATATTATAGAAATAATTGCTAAATCAGATTCTGGATTATTAAATGAAAGATCTATAAGTAAGTATACCATACCTTTAAACTGGTCTAGAAATCCGGATAAAGAAAATATAACATTTATTTCAGAACCAGAGTATTTAGGTCATTTTACCAATTTAATCAAAGGGCAAGAAAATTTTACTGGTAAAGAATTAGAAGCAAATAATTTTAAAGATACAGCAAAAAATTCTAAATTTGCTACAGACATAGTAAATGTTGAAGAGGATTTAAGATTAGGAGCATTTTTATTAGATGATCAACCACATAACTTATTAGAAGCAATAAGATTTAGTGAAAGAGAATACACTAAGTACAAAAATAGATTAAGATCTGAAGTAACAAAATATTATAATTCTTTTGATGTAAATGAATTTACAAATGAATATATACTTAATCAAGTTTTAAGAAATGTATTATCTCTTAATGTAGGTAATAATACTTTTCAACAAACATACATAGTTCCCTTTGGAGATAATTATATAGAAGAATCATTTATAATAAATGATGTGTCTCTTAGATCCTTCACAATGACTGCCTATGAGGATTTAAAAAAATTAGAAAACAGTTTATTGGTCTATAAGGCCAGAGGCAATACACATACTCTTTTAACAATAAATGAAGAATTCACTCTAGATTCTTATAACCCTATTAAAATTACATTAAACGCCAATTTAGATATTGAATTGGGTGATATTATATATTTAAAACTTTATAATAAAGATAGAGATAGTGCCCAATGCCCACCTACACCAAGTGCAATGGGTCTTTATCCTCTTACATTACCAGTAATAGAAAAGGATTATTCTTTTAAAGAAGAAATTAGTGTGCTAGTAGGACACGATGGTTCAAGAAGCACTCTATTTGGTGATGCCAGAGACGATATAATTTTAGAATTTGAAAAGCGAATTTATAACTCGGCAATTGAAGAACTAATTGATGCAAACAGTTTACCCTCATTAAATATTTTTAATGTAAGAGCCGGAGCATTTAGAAAAACAAATTTCAGTAATAGTGAGTGGTTTGATTTGTTATCAAATAATTTTTCTAATTGGGTTAAAGATAACAACGTTGATCCGGTAATAAATGAAACATATAATTCATCTGATAGTTGGACATGGAATTTTAGGGGTTCTCAAGATATACCTGGATACTGGAAGGGCTGGTATGAATACTATTACGATACAGTAAGACCTCATACTCACCCTTGGGAAATGTTAGGTTTTACAGAAAAACCAAGTTGGTGGGAAGATGAATATGGTACAGATTATACTTCCACAAACACAGCATTGTGGGACGATTTAGAATTAGGTATTATTAGAAAAGGCCCTAGAGCAAACTTTGTAGATAACTCTTATTTGGATTTACCAAACAACCCATGTGCTAGAATAGGATTACACGAAGTAATTCCTGTAGACGGTAATGGAAATCTAATATCACCTTATGATATTATATCAACAGGTAGCACTACATTAAAAACTGTATGGACAAATGCATTTGTTTCAAATACATTCCCAGGAAATACCTTTATAAACAATGATGGTAGTTTAAACAATGGTGTATCTGTATCTACAGATGCATCAAACATTTACATTTCTAGTAATGCATTAGTAAACCATGATATTAATCTTACTACAAATAATGTAGGACATAATGAATTAGAAGAACAAATTATTAGTTACAATGTTCCTTTTACATCGATATCAGGAATTAATTCAGTAACATCAAATCCAACAAGTATGCCAGAATATGCAATAGGGGTATTAGTAAACGGTCTCCCATTATACAATGTTGCATCAGAAAACAGTTTTGATAACGGTAACACTTGGCATTATAATAAATTATTATCTGAACACAGTGATTTAGAATTAGGCCATACTGATGAAAAAGGCCTTTTACATTATTATAAACCTAGTCCACAAATTCTAGGACTAGATGAATGGAGTACTGACGAGCATTCCCCTATAGTAGGCTGGAGTTTTGATGGTATTCCAATTTATGGACCTTATGGGTATACAGAATATGAAGCAAATGGCGACATAAAAGATAATACAATAACAAATATAAAGAGTTGCTTTAGATTGAGACTTGGAGACAGGATTTCAACTCCAAAAGGTTCTTATTCAGGTTACTTTGTAGAAGATTACGAATATGACAGTTCAAAAGAAGGTATACCAGGACATACCGGTAGCACAAGTTCAGGTTCATATGGAAAATACAATTTAAGATATGGTATTACGCCTGACTCCAATGGAACGCCTATACAGTTTTATGTTGCTACACAAGATGATAACGGTGAACCGATGTTCCCTTATGCTATAGGTGGCGGAACAAAAACACATTCAGGTGGAAACTTAGTATATGCTAATAAGTATTATGGAACACCTCAAGATATTGCTAATAATACATTATCAAAAGGTTACGAAAATACAAGTGCTTCTGAAATTGTAAGAACAATAAAGACTATAGATAAATCAAGTACAGACAAAATCAATGATTCATGGATGCTTGGTGACGGTGCTCCAGTAGAAAATGCATGGAAGTATAGTTCATCTTATCCATTCGCTATTACTACAGCATTATTACTTGCAAAACCAGGTAGATTTGCAACAGTATTTGCTGATCCTATTAATGTAGTAAGCACAAATATAGAAAAGAAAAGATTAATACATAAAAATACCAGAAGATCTTGGAATTTTAAAGATTCAACTGATTTTATAATACACGGTAGTAGAGATACTAACGGTAATTTCGTTTCAAATGTTGGTTATACACAATTTATAAAATCATATTTAAATTATCAAGGATTAGAAATACAAGATAATTTTATTACACCATTAAAAACTTTAAATATTAAATTAGCTCACAGAATGAGTGGATTTATTGATAAAGATACATCAACTATAAGAACTGATCAATATAGTATAACTGGTTCGGCAAGAACATTGATAATACCTTCAGAAAACATATCAATAAATGTTCACGACTCAGCATACAAATCAAGAAATTCCTATACAGGTGTAATTATAGAAAAAACAACTAATGGATATAAGGTACGTGGATACGATAGAAGTTTTAGTTACTTTACAATATTAGAAAGTGATAAAAATGGTAGAAAACAAAGTATAGAAAGAGGCGGAAAGCCGGCTGACTATGTAAATTGGTCAACTAATCAGTCATTTAATATTAATACCATTGTAAAATATTTAAATTCTTATTATATTGCTAAAGAAAAGATACCAGCAAGTTCAAGTTTTGATAAATCACTGTGGTCAAGGCTACCTTCACTACCACAAATCGGAGGTGCTAAAGGTGTCTATTACAATGATACAACAGGATTTACAAGACGTGTAAATTATGATACAGAATACACAAAAGTTGAAGATTTATTTGATTTTCTTGTAAGTTTAGGAAGATATCAAAAATCTTTAGGTTATTCTTTTGGAGAATATGATACAACTATTAATGATGTGAGAGATTGGGCATATGCGGCGGAACAATTCTTGTTTTGGACAACAGGCGGCTGGGAAATAGGTAATACTTTAGAATTATCTCCTATGGCATCCAATGTGATATTTGAAAACAGTAATGAATTTGTCGCAAAAATTAATAAAACTGATAAAAACCAGTTTACTTTGTTAGATCAAGACGGAATATCTATATCTCCAGAAGAATGTAGTATTTTAAGAGAAAATAATAGAATAGAAATTACTCCACCACAGGGTAGACAAATTTATAGTGCTGTATTATTCACAAAACAAATAGAACATGCTCTTATTCTTGATAATTTAACAGATTTCAATGATACCATTTACAATCCTTTACTAAACCAACGACAGGATAGGATTTTTATTAAAGGTAAAAGAACATTAGGTTGGACAGGTCGTTTCAGTAGTGAAGGATACATTATAGACAATGATGAATTACAACCTAATTTAGATAATGCTACAAGCACAATGGGAGACTACCATACATTAGGGTTTATACCTGTAGACAAAGACGTTTATGTGGCATCCAGAAGCCTTTTTGGATTTGAAGAAAGATCTTACCTAACAGATTTAGATATTTTAGATGACGATCAATTTGAATTCTATAAAGGTATGCTACAAAGCAAAGGAACAGAACAAAGTTTATCACAAATAGGAAGAAGTAGCTCTATTGTACAAGGTAATATTACAGTTTACAGCGAATGGGCCTTAAAAACAGGTGAATTTGGTGATACAGATAACGAACAAAGTTTAGAATTAAAAATAGACAAGCACGAAATAGTTCAAGACCCACAATTATTTAAATTAGAATTTCCTGAAGACGTTACCGGTATAATTAAAGATATTGTAATCACAGAAAACAAACACAAGTATTTTACAGTACCTTCTTTGGAAATATCTGCTCCAACTAAAGAACCCAAAGAACAGGCAACTGGATTAGTTACTTTAGATAGTGACGGACTTATATCAAGTGCAACAATCACAAATCAAGGTAGTGGATACGAATCTCAAAACGCAGTTGCAAAAGTCTTAGCAGGAAATATTAATATATCAGATACTTCTACTACATTTAATGTTGTAATTGCACAAAGTTCTGCATTATTTGGTAATGCTAACGTAGTAGGCATATCAGATATAGAAATTACAGACCATTTTGGTAATGGATTAGCAACAAACATAGATTTAAGTTCAGCAAACACAGTGATAGACGTTGTATCAGCAATTAATTCTAATAGCATAACAAATGCTAATGTTGTAGCAAGTTCAGTGGAATCATTTGATGCAAACAGCAATACAAACTTTTATGTATTACAGATAACTGGTAATGATTTTACATTAGGCGGTTCAGGGTTAGCAAATCTTAATATTTCTGCAGATAGATATCAACCTAAACAAAGATATGCTATAGATATCGCTGGAAATACTTCAGCAGGAACAGGAGCAACAGTTAAATCAGATATATTGGTATATGTTGATAACACTTTGGTTAGCGATACAAATTACGACTATGATGCAGGTGATAGATGGCAATTCACAACATCATCTATAATTACATCTGGAAATTATGTACAAAATATATTAAATCCAGGTTCTGAAAATAGTAGTTCTGCATTTGCATCTGAAAATATTGTACAAGTAGATGAAAAATATCCTTTTGTAGATGTTTATGTAAATGGCACCAAATTAATTAATGATACAAATCAAACACAATACACAGTTGCCAATACTACAGCAATCACTTTCCCTGATGTTACAAATTTACCAGGTGGAAAACTTGATACAAACGCAAATGTTTATATTGTGGAACGTGCAACTATAGATTTTGTTGATGCTTATCAGGGAGACATACCAGGAAAAACTTTACAAATAAAAGTACAAACAAATGATGGTATTGCCTTTACATATGGTGAGAAAAAATTATATACTATAACACCAGATATAGAAAACGACGAAATTATTACTATAGATATAGACGATAACGAAAGATTCCTTAAGAAACCAACAGGTGCTAGAAACAATAAATTATGGCCTACTACAGATAAAGTAAATTATTCAGGTGTAACAGATTCTGATTATAGAACTTTACCAAATGCAGGTTACGTTTTAAGGAATAATGTAGATTATCAGGCATATGGTGTTACAGATATAGCAGATCTTTTTGATGTAGATAGATTATATAAACCAAGTAAAGACAATTTAATACATGTGGCATCAAGTGAGAACAAAGACTGGAACGTTTATAAATTAAGACAGCCAGCCAATAGCCAAATATCTTTTGTAGAACAAGAGTCCATAGATGATACAGCATATCTATATTCTACATCTAATTTATTTGATTATATAGACAGTAATCAATTGCAACAAAACGATTTATCAAGGTATTTAGATTATACATTAGTACTTAAAAAGGCAAGTATTACAGATAATTTAGTGATTTGGACAAACCAAGAAATAGTTGATAAAAAATCTGCAATGATTAGAGATTTTGGTGCAGTATCAATGTTGCAAACAGATGTTGCGAACGTAACTCCTATTGATACATATGAGATAACAAATATTCAACCTGCTTTTTCACAAGTAATTGAAGGGACAGCAACAGTAGGTGCAAACAGCACGGTTACAATCAGTTATAATCAGGGTGCACCTAAAAACGGAGACACAGTACGAATAGTTGATATTGCTGACAACAATCAAACATATAGTGCAAGTAATATAGCTCACAAAGATTACGGTAATGCAAATTTATCACCGGCACCCGGAGCAGTCTATAATAGTTATATAGAGGTAACAACAAATGCGGCAAATGTTGCTAACATTGTGCCTAATGTGACGCCTATTGTTTTAACATTTACAGCAAGTGATTATGATGGTATAGAAGTTGAAGACGTTTTAGAAGAAGTATTTGTTGCGAGTAATGTAAATTATGCAACAGGCGTATTTGAAATTTACAGTGATTCTGCTGTGTTCCAATCCTATTTTGGAAATGTTGTTCATGATTCCAATATAGCAAATATAACCAGTAATATAACAAATATAAGTTATTCAATAGATGTTAAGAGTAACATTCATAATCAACAGTATACAATAAGTAATGTAAATCCAAATACAAGTAC